TACCTGTACCTGCTGTAGCTTCCCAAGCATCTCTTCCTTCCTTACCTTTCCTATCGAATGGTGTGTCAGGTAGATTGATTCTCTTATTAAGGTGTATACCAATGATACCATCTAAGGTTTCTTTGATTGATTCTTCCAGAGATACTACACCTATCTGATGCTCAGTAGTAGTTAGTAGATGGTAGATGTCTTCCTTAATGAAGGTAGACTTACCAGTACCAGTACCAGCAGTAAAGATAGTTAGCTCACCAGTCCTACGACCATATGTAAGCCTGTTAACATCACAGAAGCATGGTGGGTAGGGTATGCTATCTTCTCTCATATCTCTAGAGAAGTCATCCCAAGTAGAAGCCGAGTTAATAATACCTGAAGGACTATATATCTCTGCTCTCCAGATAGAATCCTCTAACTCTCTTAGGTGATCGCTTACTAAGTAATCACTAGCATCTTTACCATGCCTACCTAGCTTAGCTATCTTAGCCTTACCAGTACGTACTACCTTAGCACATTCTTCTGCTGACTTCTTGCCAACATCATCAGCATCAAACATAAATACTACTTCACTGAATGAGTTAACCCAATCTAAGTTAGCACATATCTGTTTGAGAGCACCACCAACACCATTAGTTACTGATACTACGGGCCACTCAGCATTCTTATTAGCATTCATCTGTTGTACAGACATAGCATCTAACTCACCTTCAGTAATGATAATACGCTTACCACCCTTCTGAAATAGAGATTGACCAAACAATTCTACATCATTCTTAGTGTCACCAACAGCAATAAACTTCTTACCATCTACCTCACGTCTAGAATAACCTACAACCTTACCTGCTCTAGTAGTAGGGTAGTAATGATACTTGATAGTGACACCATCGTTCTCATCATAACCTACCTTGACACCATACTTACTAGCTATTTCTTTAGTGATACTTCTTTCTCTGAAACCCCTGATAGGGAATTCACTTACTTCACTTACACTTTCTATGTCCATCTTGTACTCCTTATTATTATTATTAATCCTTACACTTCCATCTTCTAATTGGAAGTCACCACAACCAAAGCAATAAGCAGAATGACTCTCATCATCATGCATATATGTAGCCTTGTTATCTTTAGAACCACAAATACTACATGGCCCATCTCCTTATTATTATTTAATTCTCCTAACAACTCATTTATTAATTGAATAGCGCTATCTGATTTATGTACTACAATCACATTATCTAAGCTATCCATTCTTATACCCTTGATTATGACCATTAGCCCTTCAAGTTTAACACAACACTCTTTTGTAGTATGATATTTCATCATTACTCCTTTAATAATTAGGTGAGGTCTTCGCAGTAGTCAAATTTAATAACACATACTAGTAGTTTCCTCTACGAGGTTCCTCCTTTTATTGTATGATAGGTTATAAAGTCTGCTTTACTGGGATAGGACTTCCCTCATTGCCCCCTTCTTTATTACATATTCTTACCTACAAATACTTCTAGTCTTTTAGCTATACCCTCTAACATAGTAGTATAAGCAACTATCTTATCTACTTCTTTTACTCTATCTTTAGGCAGACTATCCAACGATCTCTTAGCTTCCTCATCTACAATAGCAGATGTTAGCTGATTAAGATTACCGTAGTATTTATTTCTCTGATACATCTTACCATCTTCAGGGTAGTGTGTCTCCACTAGTATCCATTGAAACTTATCCTTATCTATAGAAAATCTTTTATTTAATTTATACATTATCTATGGTCCCCCCGACCATGTAAAACACCCCTATCTTGGCGGTCTTTTAGTTTATTTAAATTAATCTTAGCTATACTATCCAATGTCATACCATTGTCTTCAGCTAGCCTGGTGATAGTCCATAGGACATCTCCTAACTCTAGTTGTAAACCTTTTTTCATAGCAGTATAGTCTATATCACCTCTAAGATACCTCTTCTTGAGAGCCATTACCTCCCCTACCTCTTCTGGTAGCTGAGCCCATATGATATCGTCATTAGTATACTCAGCAGTCTTGCCAGCACCTAATTGATAGTCACAGAAGCTCATTAAGCAATCTTTACTACCCTCGCTCACGATCACCCCAACATTCTGCCATGTGTTCATCACCTAATAGCTTGTCGTAGTAAGCTTCAAGCTCCTTATCTTCCTTACGTCTATCATTAAGGTCTATTACATTCTGATAGTACCAAGGGTCTTCAGGACCTTCAATAGGTCTCTTGTACCAAGGTGTTTCGTTAGTTTCTGTTTCTTTAAAGTCCAATGGTGTTCTCCCTTCTATTACATTAATACGCATTTGAATATAGTCTATAGCCTTATTAAGGTCATCTACTTCTTTCTCTGTTGATGTCATCTTGGCTGAGTCTTTATGACCTGCCCTAGATAGATACCTAACTGTATTCCATAGTAGAAAGTCTAACCCCCAAGCATGAGCAACCTCTGCAGGCTGATATGCAGGCTTTAGCCTATTGTAATGGGTAGCGCCCTTGTAGGCCTCCCTTATTTCGTGTAATGGTTTATCTTTAAACATTATTATTACTCCTTATTATTAATTAAAAAACCCCTCCGAAGAGGGGCGCAACACTAGAATACTTCGTCCTCTTCTAATGCTACTTCTGGCTGTGATTCAATCTTGAACTCAGTAATACCAGAGTTACCTGAGTATTCCTTAAGGTCAGTGACTTGAATAGCAGTTAAGATAGCCTTAACTCCTTTACGACCTGCTACTTCATATGGTACTTCCATATACTGTACGTTCGCTTTAGAGCCATTGCCAATGATTAGTGGGTCAACATCGTTACCGAACTTATCAATACACTTGATAGGCTGAGCAGGATTACCGTCACGCTTGATACAGTTCTTGTTAAGCTTAATCATAGGCTTACCAGACTCCTTATCAGCACGTTCCTTCTGAGCATGTAGGTTCTTAACCCAATCAGCAGACTGTTTCTTAGTACAGATAGCATCTACAGACCACTCTTTCTCTTCCGACATATACTTAGTACCAGCATTGTCACCACATTTACACCACTTTAGTTCTACATTATTTAGTAAAGCCATTTTATTTCTCCTTATTATTATAAGATTAAAAGTTAAATGCCAGTTTTGTGAGTCACTAGTACTGGCAGACTAGCGTCATGATGTTATAAACACCGCTCATTTAAAACAAAAAAGAGGACTAACACATAGGGTAGGTGTGGCGTACCCCATATATCAGTCCGTTTTTCTTGAGACGCGCTCGCCACAAGCACGCATTTCTCTATAAGGGATACTTAGAGATTTCAAGCAAAGAAATATTCACTATCTCTTATGCCTTCTAACTCCAAGCTCCCCCTCTCAGGCTGAGATATACTACAAGCAGTATCACCCATAGTAATCTGAGCCTTCAAGTCTTCCAGGACATCTCCACTATACATCATAATGAATTCATCCTTAGTAACCTCTATTAGCTCATCAACGTCTCCTGCATGTACACTAAAGGAATCATGGATGGCACCGAACGACTTGTTCCCACCATCTTTTAGTCTACATATAACAAGAGCCATATGTGCAGCGTCATAGCTGTGTACTACGTTAGGGCTAATACCCGAAGCAAGCTCATGTCTAGCAGGTATGTTAAGGTACTCCATATAGACATGATGGTACTTGCCTTTATTAATGTAACCTATAACACGTCTCCTTTCTCTGAGCCACTTCTCTGCTATAACAGGAAAACCACTAGGTGTCTCCCAACAAACAGTATTAACTCCTTGAGCTAGTCTATATGTGACTAACTCTTGTAGATAGTTCTTTATCCTTACAGGTCCAGAACATATCTGATCGTATGAATCAACGAGGTCTCTGCCTAACTTCCAGCTATCAGACCTTGTTAAGTCATAGTCTCCTACTATACCAGCATCGTAACTATCTTGGTAGATAATATCTGATATACATTTCACACCAGCACTATAACCTTTCGTCATAGTACCTCTCTTACTAATACCTTTCCTTATAAGTTTCATAGGGATAGGCGCTAGTTTCTTTCCTAAATCATTACCTAAGTTAGCATCTAACATACGCTGTCCTACTGCTAGGTAAAAGTCTAGTGATATCTTTCTAGGTATTAAGCCTACATACTCTCCTGCTATCTCATCTCGACTCATCGCAGCGAAGTGTTGTGTACCACTAGAGTTAGCATCAACAGGTATAGGTAAACGAGAGACATACTCCTCTCCTTGTCCTAATACTGCTATCACTTCAAAGCAACAAGCAAGAAACACTAATGGTTTCTCTGCCTTAAGCCATAACTCTTTATTCTCTATAGGATCTAATGCTATCTCCATCATGAGGTCTAGATTGTTATTAGTCCACTGAAACCTATCTTCCAATGACATCTTATCTACAGATATATCTGATAGTCTCTGCTTAATTAAGTGTGCTACATAATCTTCTTCAGTCCAATCTAAATCCTTAATACGAAAGGACTCATTGTATGATGAAGCCGTATGTCTCCACAACCAATCAATACCAGTAGCACCTATCTCTTTACCTTCAGCAAAGATTAAATGTCCTCTTGCAAGGTCATTAGACTGATAGTTAAAGTAAGGGTCTCTAGCATAGTACCTACCCCTATAATCTAAGAAGTAAGAGAAGTAGAATGAGTACCCTAACCAACCAGGTTCTCCTTCATAGCCATGTATAGTATCTAATATCTTCTTATCTCTAGAAGCCTTAGAATGTTTACGTAGACAGTATTGTTTATCAGTCCACCTTAGATTAGCCTGCTCGTACACATCATTTATCTCTGCTATTCTCTCTGCTACCTTACCAATAGCATTAGGTGCCTTAAGCTTACTCATTTTCTTTTCTAACTTGTTAAGTGTCTTCTCTAGTATCTTAACATCTTCACTACTACCTCGTTCAGGCTCAAAGGGCTTACCATTCCTAGTTAGTTTCTTACCTGATAGAGCAGTGTTATTACCTATCCTATCTATATCAGCACAATCAAAGGATATACCATCATCTATATCAATGTTAGTATGAGCATAGCTATCTCTAAGGGCTGATGTTACCGCTGCTATTTGTGGATTGATAGCCCACTTAACAGACTCATTATGATTAACAGCCTTCATGAATACAGAGTTAGAGTGTCTATCTTGTAGCTTAACAGAACCCTTAATAAGATTCTCTTTAACACCATCTATTATTCTAGTACCATCTCTCCATATAGGAAACTTTCTCATTGATATACCACGTCTACTGGTAGGCTTACACTTATAGTTAGCGAATGATTTACCAGGCCTAAGAAGATAAGGTGTATAGTTAACCTTGCTAACTCTCTTCTCTAACTCACCTGAATCATTACGCCACCTATCTATTACTTCTTCTAAGGTTCTATACCCTTCTCTTTCTAGTACTAAGTAGTCAAGAGTAACTAGAGACTCTAACAAGAAGTCTCCTAGCCTTATTAGTTGAGGCGTATATAACTCCTCCTTACCTGATAAGACTCTCTCAGCTATAGTACCTATTGCTACTGATGTAGCGGTTAATTTGATTCGACCCTCAGAACGAGAGAACCTATCTGTAAGATACCCTAAGGTCTCTCTAAATATTTCTTCTGTTCTAAAGTCATTATTAATACAGCCCTTATTCCTAAAGAATCTGACTGCCTCACTTCGGTTATTATTAGCGTCTTTAACCTTTTGCTCAACGATCTGAGCCAACGACGACATACAAGCACTGTCCACACCACTACTCCTCTAAACTGACATGAGTAAATCCCATGTCTAATAATAAATACAACGTTATAATTGCTGATGATTTACTTTCACACTGAATAACCCCGTTACTAATCTTTCTTATAGCTTCAGGGATAAACATTTTGTCCATCAGCTAGTCCACTTACCAAACATTAGCTTATATAATTCATCAGGCATACTACCATACATAACCTCTACAGCACTCATCGGCCTATTAGCCTTAGCCTTATTGACAGGTTTAAATGCATCTTCTATTGTATTAGCCTTGTGTACTCTAGTGTGAGCAGTATTTCTCTTACACCCTGAATGAGACATTATCTCATCTAATGTAACTTGATTACCGTCTGGTAGTGTATATGTTTTCTTCATTACTCTCCTCCAAATTAGTTATAATAGAACCTGTGATAGGTTCCCTACTCTCCTCAAGTTTAGTTATCCCTATCACAACTCATCCTTAAGCATGGTATCCCAAACCCAACATCTAAACTGTCCGCATTCATAAGCGAACTCTTTATCATGCTTTAATTCGGAAGAGAAATCTTCCATAAGGTCTATCATCTCGTTAGGATTAGCATTAAGCCATGTATTAACTAGCTCTCTTATGTGTGCTATTGTTTGTGCATCATGTTCCATTATCTTATCCTCATATTAGATGTGTAACTATTATTAGTAGTAGTATAGATATAGCTGGTATTGTAAGACACAAGTGTATATTACACTGATTGTCTAGCCATTCCCAACCTTCATTGATGTTCTTAGAGTGTAGCCTCCAAGGTGCTCGCCATTTCTTATAGCTCATATTGATATCCTCCTCAAAAAAGATGTATAAATTATAACATAAATTTCAATATCATTTCTTCTTTTTATTTGCTCTTTCTTTTGCACGTCTAGCCTCCCTATTATTTAGTAATACATCCTGATTGTTACTTCCTACTGGTATATTTCTTTTAGTCGTCATAATCTTCTCCTTCATACATACCATCTACCCACTGCTCTGCTACACCAGGACACTGTTCAGCATCCCAAGCAATACACTCCCTTAAGGAAGGACTGTCACCAGTACCATATGCATCTTTAGTTATCTCACAGTACTCACAATCCTTACAATGAGCCCCCTCATCTAGTATATCTTCCCATAACCTATTCCTATGTTCTATCCATCTCTCTTTACTCATTACGTACTCCTATTTATTAACTTCCAATGACCTAAAGGGTCGCTAAACATTCTGTTATTTACCCTCGCCTTTATGCCTCTCTCTTTCTCTTGCCTATCCCTTAATGGTGATGCTAATACCTTATTGGGATCAGTAAAACAAGACAACCTAGTAGATGCTGTAGAAGATAGACAACCAGTCTTCTCAGCTACCTCCTTAGCTGTCCAACCACTACCATCATCTAAGTAATAGACCTTAAGACCATCTCTCTTCTCAATCCTTTCTATAGGTTTAAGTACAACACTAGCCTCATTACTCTTTTGTAGCCTATAGTAAGCGCTACTAATAGTACACCCAAGAAGCTTAGATAAAGCCTTAACAGTCCACTCACTACCATCATCTAGCACCCATTCTCTTTCTGATTTATGTTTCATCCTCTACCTCCTTTATTACAAATCTAATTAAGCTCTCTAGAACTTCTATCGCTTCCCATAAAGCACCAGCATCATAGCTCTCATAGTCATATGTTACGTGTTCAATAAGAAAAGTATCTTGTTTAACAGTATCCCACTCATAATAGTCATCAGGGATTTCTTCTGTTAACACCCAACCACTAGCTATTTGATATCGTCTATCCTTAGTCATACTACCCAATCTCCTTGTTCATACTCCAAGTCATACTTGTCGCTGAACTCTTTATATGCCCAACGAACCGCTTGAGCATGTGTTAAA